CCCTGATACTCACACCAAAATCATTGTAAATATCAGCCTTGAAATCATCAGGTAGAGTTTCGCCCATCCACATCGCCGCCATGGAAAAGGCCGTATATATCGCCAACTCTTCAGACCTTATCCACGCCTGTATTGACGACTGGCTCTTAGCTTCGTCGATAGACTGCCCTGTTGCGGTCTGGTTGCCCGGTCTGCTTAACAATGGCTCAAGACCCAACACCGTCATGCGTTCTTCGATGTCGAGGACGTCCTGTCTGCCTGCTTCAATCGCCTTCCCTGTATGCTCGACATATTTGGCATCCGCATCAGGGTTCGTGGCCTTGAACGTTCTGGACGGGCCGATCACGACTTCTTTTTGCATCTCGTCATCGGTCAAGCCCGAAAAGAACAGCAATGCCGAACGCGCAAAGCGAAGTATATTCTTTTGGTCGCTATAAGACTGCCAATGAGCCAGGTTCATCCAAGCCAAACCTTCGAGTGCTGGCTTGCCTGTCATAACTGCGTCTTTTTTGATGTAACAAGTGACTAACGGAATGCCGGGATAAGAATGCGCACCCGATTCTGTTAGAGCATATTCGTTTTTTTCATCCTTAGTGTGAATTTCCCACGTGCTCTGCGTATAAACCCGAATAGTCTCAACTTCTTTTGTGCCATAGTCCCCATCGTCAACAGTTTTGCTCTCCCTCCAGCGTATCTGTGTCAAGACAGGCTTGCCGTCCGTACCAACGCCGCCCTTCCAGCCAATAAGCTGTTCCGGCTTGATATGCACAAAGTACGGCCTAACGCCTGCCCTTTTTTCCGCAGCCTTTGTCATTATCGAACCGTCGGCATTAGCAGTCTTCGGCACATCGACGAGTATATGGGTCAACCCGCGATTAAGGCAGGTAGTGAACACTTCTCTTGCGAACTGCGTAATATCCGAGCCAAGACCATCGCAATTATCTTTTAACATTGCCAGCGATTCAGGTAGCTCACCTTGCAACGACACCGGCTTACTGAATGGCCTGCCCACAAGATCGTCAACAGTATCCTCATAAGCCGTGTAAAGAATTGACCGATCAAGACGGTTGCGGTATGACAGGGAATCCTCTTTCGGCTCTTTCGGCAGATACGTCTCACCCACCGCCCGCATAGCTAATGTCCCGCCAAGCAATGCGTCTATCAATCCCCAATGCGTCTGCATATCGTTGTAAGCATCACAAGGGGTATCAACTGTCTTTTTTCCACTTATCGCCATATCACTACACCATAACGGTATTTTCCTCGCCCGGATAAATGGCTCGGATTATTCCTGCCTTAAGCATCTTCACGAAATTATGAATCTCTATCGAGCCTTGAGCTAATTCATAGGTGGCTCTCTGTAACTGCTCCCGTCTCCACTGCTCGGCTCGATCTTTTGCGTTCTTGCCCATCACTACACCTGCTAAGTTTCCTGTACGTTAAACTTCGCTATACACGGTCGCTGCAACAGTTTATTCCGACACTCAATAGCGACCTCAAGCGTATTCGAGGAATGCTCATCAACCCGTTGTATCGCCTGCGTGTTCACTGCGATAACTCTATTATTTTCCTTGAGCACCTGTAAAAGCTCCCGAATAAGCCAAACCAAAATCACCAATAAAATCACACTTAATCCCGCAAACCCGAATTGAACTATCGGGGTCATAACATTAGTGACGGTCTCATTCATCTGGCATTCCTCTCAGCCCATTGATTCACTTGTAAATTGATGTACCTTTGTTGATATTCGGTACCGCACCTCGTCGGCGCAGTTATGGACTATCACCCCATTGGCTAAAACGAAACAGTGTGTGAGGTTTGCATTAAGGCAATATACGTCCGAAAAACCTACGTCTTCAACTCGCTTCACACCTAAGCTTTTTTGCGCAACTCCGCGAACAGGTTTTTGTTCCATAATACTTACTAACGGAATAGGATTTTCCGCAGTAGATACATTTCCGTTCAACGTGGTCGGCTTTGGTTTTGCGTCTATAAGCAGCTTTACAACTGTTCGAGCAATACACAGACCGGATACCCCCCAGAAATTCTTTGCCACAGTTCCGACATATTTTAACAACCTTTTTACACAATGCTTTTCGGCAATGTTTTTCATATTGCTCTTTGTGCCATTCTTTCCCCTTTTTGCTCCCATGCCATATTCTGGCCGCCTCCCTGGCTTTCGTTGTATCTTCGTTAAAATCCCCCTGAGCATGGTGTTTTGAACTGTGTCTTCGTCCTGGTATGAGTTCGAGATTTTCGATGTTGTTATTTGCTCTGTCTCCGTTAATGTGGTGGACATGGAACCCTTTTGGGATGATCCCTTTACCGCATTCCCATACTGCTCGATGAAGTCTGACGCCTTTATTTTGGAAGTAGTATCCGCACAAGTAATACGACTTACATTGAAATTCTTGTCGTTTATCTGATATGATTTTGACTTCCATTCCTTAACCTCTTTCCATTGGTTATTGGCTGTCAATATTTTATGATCACCAGTGCATATTATAAACGAATCATCATCAAAAGTAATGCGAAAAACTTCCGCATTTTTCCTCGTCAATTTACAGTTTTTGTATTCAGTCCAGTAGCCACCGACAGTTAAAACCAAGCCAGTTGTTCCAACTAAATTTCGAATAGGCTTATTGCCCTGTGCGGTTACTATAATAGTATCGCCGTGTAAGCAGTGATCCTCGGCGGCGCTATTTACGTCATCAGGCTTGTTACTGTCTCGCGGTAAGACCGGTACTGTCCGCACAAAATGCCTACACGTATCAAAAACATAGAGAGCGGTTCCCTCTTTCGTTATAGCGTTTTTTAACCGCTCTCTAAGCAATTCCCAACCATTGACCCGACTGCCCGGCTTCTTGTTCGCCCGCTTCCAGCTAACCCCGATCCTGCTCATCTTATCAGCAATACAGTCACCGTCGCTATCGACATCGTAAATGGACGAATCCGCTGGCCCCGCATGGACAACCTTGCCCATTGCCTGCTCGATCCGAACAATCTTTCTCGCAACCTCAGTCGCTAATTCTTTCGTCCCCTCGTTTGGTTTGCCAGTACAGCCATAAAGCTCAGCTATCCTGAATAGATCGCCGTTCCTTGTGCTTTTGGTCGTACCATCGGCAAGTTTAATATCGCAACCATCGCTCTCGGCCCACCAGCCGACCGAATACGGATGCGAACTCCCCCAGTCAAACGATCTATCAATTCGCCAAGTCGCTGGTATATCAAAGGGTTCAATAACATGCACCTTAGCATCCCAGACGTCATCGAACATCCCGCCTGCAACAATATCCCAGTCACCTTCAAGCCATGCCGCCCGCCTTGCTCCTGTCTGTGCCTTTAGGTTCTTGAGATACTCAGGATCATTCTTGAGCAAAATCTTATTCTCATAAATACCCCCATGAATGCAAACTCGCTCCCCGCCCTCGTCATCCTCAATAATCATCCCCCTCGGTGCTGGATCGATAAATCGAGCCTTTACCCAGTTATGGCCGCAACCATAAGGATTGCAAGTTGCCCTGTAATGCCGAGGCATTCCCGGATAAGATGACCTACAAACAGATTTCATTGCGATATAAAAATCATCCGAAGGCCAGCTTGTCAGTTCCTCAAAGCCAACAAAAGGGAATTCATGCCCGTGGTAATTCCAGTAGTCGTCCTCTGTTGTGCCATATCGAAATTTCAGAGACTCACCACCAGCGAAAGCCCAAGTATGATTGCCTTTGTTATATACAGCGTTAGGGAATATCTGCCTAAACCATGACTTCGATTTCTTTATTATTTCATCCAAATCGGGATACTGCAACCGGAATATCACTCCCTGCCAAGCCTCGCCAAAACCACGACCAACGAACTGTGCAAAGTCCATCAGTAACGCATCCGTCTTGCCTCCGCCACGTGTGCCCTCATAAAGACACTCAACTATCGGACAACTCAAAAAAAGCTCTTGTGAGCCTTCCTGTGGCTGCCAGATAATCTTTACGTCTTGCTCTGGTTTTGTTTCGCAAATTGCGACCATTGGCTTTTATCCATCGCTATAGGTACTGCTAAAACCCCACAACCTTCGGGGAACTTGTGATTCGTATTCTCGGTAAAGTCTGCTTCGCTCTTGCCAAGCAACTCAGAAGCCTTGAGCCGGTTCTTCATGTTCTCTTTCTTATTCGTCATCACCTCTGTCCAGAATTCCTGACGTTGCTGTCGATTGGCGATGTCTTTTGGCCTTACCTCTGTTTCTTGGCGATTTTTCAGGGCCGTAACAATGTGAGGTTTTGTGACCAGCCTCCGAGCATAGTCATAGGCCAACTTGGCTTTCTTCGCAGCAGCCTTAATATCTCCGTCATAGCAATCAATGAACTTTTGCTGCTTGACGGTGAACACTCGCTTCGCGGCCTTTTGTTTCGTCTTTTCGTCTTTCTTGGCCATATCTTCATACTTCGCTAATTCACGAAGCTCCGAAGGGCTTAACTGCTGCTGCCCTTTGATCTTGCCGAGCAAAAAGAGAAGCCGCTGTCTATGAGCGATGCTAAGTATGTCACTGGAATTGTCTTGCATGACATGTCTTTTTTCCCGATACTTTTATTGTCTCAAATTATACCGACGTGAAAAAATGCTTTAAGCTGTTGCAACAGCTTGGCAGGCGGTTAGTACCCGATACTCCGCCCGCGTCGGCTCTTATCATCTACATTTCAAATGCTTTTTGTATTTCATGGGCTTCTTTCGCCTCCCACTTGGCAAGCTTCTCTTGAGCATCCCTGACCACGCTCCGCTGATGCTCGGTCTTTGCCTTCGTCATCAACTGCATTAGCCTGGAATGCATTTCCTTGACCTGTTCGCTAAAATCCCACAATTTCACCTCATAATTTAACATGGCAGAATTCTACCAATGTCATCATGTGGTTATTATCGGGGAATGTATTAAGAAATGTCTGTAACAAAGTTGTTACAAAATTTATCGACTTGCTTTTTCCAAAACTTCATTTAATAATTTGTGCTCTATTTTTTCAGTCATTTCCAGACTCCGTGAATTTCGCTTTAATGCTGCTTCACTTTTTATGTCACGGCCAAGAATCTCCAATATCTTTGCCATACCATATGCTGGCACCAGCATCTTTAGACCTTCTCGTAAACGAGCCATTATTGCCATTTATACCACTCCAAGCGATTCAAGTAAAGCCTGCATTTCCTGTTCGTCGAGTTTGAATGCGGTCGTGTCTTCATATCTCGCCACCTTCCCCCGATACCAGCCCCACGCCTTCATCTTGGCGGCCAACTGCTCTTGGCTTAGCCCTGCCGACCACCTCAGCCGCTGCAACTCCGCCCCCTCCATGCACTGGTCAGTTGATTTTGTGATATGTGCTTTTATTTTGGCCATCCGTG